TGCAGTTTATTTGAAAGACAATGCATACTTCAAAGAAATGATATTATCATATGATACGCTAGAAGGCTATAACAATATAGCTTCTAGATTGATTATGATTCTTCCAGATATTGACGATGATTGGTATGGTATTTTTGATAGAAAGGTAACTACTGAATTTAATGGCCAAAAACTATCACAAGGCGAATTAGTTGAAGTACTTCCATATAAGACAGAATATATTTCAGAAGGTTTCACAGGAAAAGAAAATACTCCAGATGGTTATCCACATCATGGACTAGATCAAACTTTAAATCCACCATCTATTGGTTATGATGGTATTTCTAATGGTAAATTAGATCCAGCAAAGCTAATTGAAATTGCTCCAGCTTCTTCTAGAAAATATGGAACTGGACCATTAATGCTTCAAGCTCAAACGGCAAGAGCTTGGTTTGATATGAAAGCTGCAGCAGCTGAAGATGGAATTGAATTGATACCAACAAGTGCATACAGATCTTATTATTATCAGAAACGAGCTCGCATTGAACATAGAGCAAAAGATCCTAATTATACAATTGCAACCGAAGGTAGATCAAATCATGGTCTCGGACTGGCTGTAGATATTGCAATTCCTGGTTGGTCACGTAATGTAGATCCATCTAATCTTCCAGTATGGAAATGGTTAAATGAAAATGCTGGACGTTATGGATTTAAACAAAAAGCATCTCTGAAATTTAAAGATGCTGTTCACTGGTCTCGTACACCAACTGGCGGATAAGCCATATAAATAAACCAAAAAGAGTAGCAAATGGCTGTAACAAAAGTATTATCAAAAGAGGATGGCAATTTATCGCAGTCATCTATTATCACGACAAGGAAAGTACCTTATCGTGATATTGACCTTACTTTTGCTGCGAAACCAAATGGCGAATTATATGTTAAGAAAGATGCATCTGCTGTACAGCAATCATTAAAGAATCTTATTTTAACTAACCATTTTGAAAAACCATTCTTACCTTTTTTTGGTGGCAATATTAGAGCTTTATTATTTGAACTAGCTGATGATGAAGTAGATGAAGAAGTACGCGATAATATAATCCAAACGGTTCAGATTTATGAACCAAGAGCTTTAATACAAGAAATAGACGTTAAGTCTGATCCAGATAGAAATTCAATTAGTGTTACTATTGAATATCAGATACTTAACTCCTCAGAAACTCTTACATTTACTACATCAGTATCAAGGTTGAGATAACATGGTAACGACAATTAGATCAACAGCTTTAGACTTTAATAATATTAAAAACAATCTAAAGACGTTTCTTGCAAATAAAGAAGAATTTAAAGATTATAACTTTGAAGCTTCAGGTCTTTCAAATATTCTGGATGTGTTGGCACATAACACTCATATGAATGCTTTGATAGCAAACTTTGCTTTAAATGAATCTTACCTTGGAACTGCTCAATTAAGAAGTTCAGTTGTATCCTTGGCAGAAGGTGTTGGTTATATCCCTGATACTGATACAGCTTCTCAGGCAAAGGTGAGAATTACTTTTACAACCACCACTGAACCTAGAGATACAATTATTGAATTGCCTCCATATACTAAATTTAATACGACTGTTGATGATGTTAATTATGTTTTCCAAACAGTAGAATCTTATTATGCTACTGATGATGGTACTGGTTTTTATGAATTTAAAACTGCTGATGGATTAAATCAAATTCCAATCTATGAAGGCACATTTAAAACTAAAACTTTCTTTGTTGGTGAATACGAAGATAATCCAGTTTATGTAATTCCAGATGGAACTATTGATGCTGATACTGTAACAGTAAAAGTATTTCCAAGTGCTACAAGTTCAGACTTTACAGCATATCAAAATATTCTAAATGCAACATCGATTAGTTCTCAATCTACAGTTTATATTTTAAGAGAAGCTCCAAACGGAAATTTTGAGTTATCATTTGGTGATGGTTCTACTTTTGGTATTGCACCTGAAGCTGGTAATAGAATTGAAGTTGAATATCTATCAACAAAAGGTGCAGTAGCAAATGGTGCTACCACATTCACAGCTCAAAGTACTTTAACGGGCGGTGGAGTTACAGCAACATTAAGTTCAACAACTCTTGTAATTTCTGTTGGAGGCGATACAAAAGAATCTATTGAATCGATCCGTAAGAATGCTCCATTCCAATATGCTACACAAAACCGAATGGTTACTGCAGAAGATTATTCATCTCTTATTTTAAGAAACTATTCAACTCTTATCCGTGACATTGCTTCTTGGGGTGGCGAGGATGCTATTAATCCAGAATTTGGAGCAGTCAACGTAGCTATTGCTTTTGAAGATGATGTTAGTGCTGCTTCTATTACAACAACAAAACAAGGCATTAGAGATCTCGCAAATCAGCTTTCAATTACTTCATTTAATCTTAGGTTTGTTGATCCAATTGAAACGTTTATTGAATTAGATTTATTCTTCCAGCTTAACCCGAAATTAACAGATCTTACGTTAAATGCTGTGACATCAAATGTAAATAGCGAAGTTAGTAATTATTTTACAAATAACACTGGTAACTTTAAACAGGCATTTAGAAGATCTAATCTATTAACAGAAATTGATGAATCTAATATAGCTATTCTTTCTTCCAGAGCTAATGTTAGAATGCAGCAACGTTTTACCCCATCGGCACCTGCTATTATTACTGCATTGAATACTATTTTCTCTGATCCGGATAATACATCAAGCACAGATATTAATAAAATTGTTGAGTTTATATCTAATAAACAATATAATGAAGCAGCAAACTATATTATTAATAATGATTTAAGTGGAGAAAACTTTACTACAGTTCTTAACGTTGTATCAGGAACTGCTTCAAATGTACAACAACAAATTAGATTCCCAGCTGCAATTGCCACGCCGGATGATGTAAATTATACTATAACCAGTAATGAATTTACGTTAAATGGTGTTACTTGTATATTAAGGAATCAATTAAGTTCTAATATAATCCAAGCAGTTAATGTTGCAGGTGGAGTTGTAGTTGTTGATAATATTGGTAATTATAATGCTGCAACAGGTATTGCAACAATTAGATATTTCAATCCAACTAATATTGCTGGTGGACTAACTCAAATTAAACTTTCAGCAGTTCCAGCAAACCAAAGTGCTGTGGTTCCAGAAAGAAATGAATTTATTAGTTATGATCCAGATCGTTCAACTATTCAGGCAATCACCACAACGGCTACTAACTAATGTCTCAATATACTGATAAAACATTAAAAGATAATAACCGTAGACTTCTGAATTTAAACCGTTCAGAAATTGAAAAGGTATTACCTGAGTATTTTACTGAAGACTTTCCAGATCTTATTCAATTATTTGAAGCCTATTACGAATATTTAGATACAAATGAAAACTTTGGTAATAAGATCCATGATCTAAATAGAAATAGAGATGCTACTCAAGTTTCTGATGATCTATTACAATATTTAGAAGATGAACTTCTTTTGGGTCAAGCTTATTTTGGTGGATTCTTAAATAAAAGAGAAGCCGTTAAATTCTCTAATTTATTATATAGATCAAAAGGTACTAAGTATTCTATTGAACAATTTTTTCGTGGTTTCTTTGGTGTTGACCCACAAGTAATATATCCAAAAGAAAATGTTTTTACAGTTGGTCCAGCAATTGATTACGATTTAAATGGAACAAATGATGGCGGTGAACAAGTTAAAATAGAAGCTTCTCAAATTGGTCCTGAATCACAAAGATTTATTACTGATGATAAATTATATCAAACTTTATCTGTACTAATTAGAGTTGGTATTCCAGTGAAAGACTGGATTGATGTTTATAAATTATTTGTCCATCCAGCTGGTTTTTATTTAGGATCTGAACTATTAATTGAAGCGGTGAATACAAATATTCTTACAACTATTCAAGATGCAGTTGGTGATCCAATTGAAGAAGGCGTAGCACAATTCGTTGATGCTCAAATTACTCCAGAAGCATTTGCAGAAGTTACATTCTTGAATTACACTAGTATCGATCATAACGAAATGCAGCGTCAGAGAATTGATCAGACATTTGATGATGTTGGAGATTATATTATTGATAGTGCTCAAGCT